TCAGGCCTTTGCGATGTCGTTCTTCAGACCCTGGCGCAGGAAGATCATTGCAAGAGCCTCCATTACCATCTGCCCCGCTGAGTGGGCCTCAAAGCTGGGCAGGTCCAACCCCAAAATCTGGGCAAGGCCTGCCAGCAGCATAATCGCTGCGATCAGATAGGTCTTGTAGCCGTTGAGTAGATCCATGCTCGTGCTCCATTGAGTTGAATTGTGCGGTTCGTCCAGGCTGCCCGCAGCGGCGAGGGCTGCCTTGCGTACTGCAGCGACGCGTGTGCTCCAGCCTTTTCCGAAGGTCGCAAAACCCGCCAGGCGCGCCAGGAAGTTTGTCCGTCTGGCGCAATATTCGTCGATCAGGGCCGCAGCGCCGGCCTTTGCGACCCGCGCCCGGATGGCATCGAGGGTGAGCGGACCGATTTGCCCATCAGCCATAGTGCCTACCTCGGCCTGGAGTGTGCGGATCGCGCGATCGGGTCCCGAATTCACAGCAAAGTCGAACAGAACCAGGTCCACTCCTGCTGGCAGGCTCCCCGCCTTGCTCCTGTTCCAATAGCTGGCGCGGTAAATTCTTGCTGCCTCGTCCCGGCTGAGCGCCTTGACCGCGTCCTTGCTCAGCTTCCACCATGGCGAAACTTTGCGCCAGCGCGCCAGGGTCTTGCGGGTGATGCCTAAATTGGTAGCGCCGCCGGGGTCAGCCGGATTGTCGACATACCCACCCTCGTGCCGCAGCACCTCGGAAAGACAAGCCTCAAACCGGGTTTCAGTCATTGAATAGTCCCTCAGCCATGTGCCCCCGCCCTAGTTCCGCGCTGACTTGCGCCAATCTGAATTCAAAGCTGCCGGGCAAACTGCCGAAGTCGGTGATCTGCTCACCAGCGGCGTATAAGGCTGCCGGTTCAGAAACATCGAACGAGCGCACCACAGTGCCAGCATTTAGTATGTCGAGCGCGTATCGCTCAGGCGGATAGTTCAGCGGCGCCTCTCCAGCGCCCCACCAGCCACCATCGGCCCGGCTGCGCCGCATCCAGGTGATTTGCACATCCCCGCCCGCTGCACGGCTCGCCATAAGGTGCACGGGCGGCAGGGGGAGCGCTGGCGCAAGATCCGCAGCGATCGTCAGATCAATCCCCACCAGATCGGCAGCACCGGCATAGATCCGGAACTGACGCTCTTCGCCGAGCCATTGCTGCTCCACCGGCAGCGTTGCCAGGCGCTTGTCGAGCACCAATACCTGGCTGCCGACCGGTGCCGCACCCGCCAATGTGCCTTCCAAACCCCGCAGCAATCGCGTGAGCCGATACTGTCCCGCCCCGATCAACTCGGCATTGGCAAAGCCGATCACTTCCCAAGCGCCAGCGTCACCCCCAACCGCGATGCGGTTGCTGCCTGCCAACACAGCCTCGGCGGTCGCCGAGGCGAGGTGCCCACCAAAGAGGATCACCTCGAGCGCTGCATGGTCATCCCACACCGCAATCTGCCCGGCCTCCAGCACAGCTGTCGTCAGGCCCAGCGAAGCGCGCCTCGAAAGCATCGCCATGGTAGCTCCGGTCACCGCATCCGCAATTTCCACCGAACCCGGCCAAGGATCGGCGAAGGCTCCGATAAGCAGCCGCGTTCGTGCGGGATCGGCTGGGAGTGCCGGCAGATGCGCGGCAAACACTTCGGGCACTGCCCGGACCGCCACCGCAGAAGCAGGGCTCGGCGCGCGGTCGATTTCGGTGGCCACGGCCGCCCCGACCGGCAGTGTCCGCGCCGTCACCCGTCGGCTCAAGCCATCGCGGATTTCGGTAATCTCGAACGGCCCCTCGGCCAGCCCTGCAATCTCGATCAAATCGCCGGGCTCCAGTGCCAGAGTTGACGGTGGCAGCTCCAGCTCCAGCGTTTCGCGCCGCACAGCCCGTCCATCCAGCATCCGCTCGGCAGCCGGCCGCGCGCCCGCCCCATCCAGCACCAATGCCGTGCCTTGCCCCACCACAGGTCCGTCGGCCCGGCTGATCGCTGTGACGCTTGCGGTCTGGTAGTCCCGCTCGCGGTCGGGAAAGCTCAACACAAGCCGCCCAGGCACTTCCGCCGGATCGGGCCGTCGTCGCGACAGCACCGGCCGGTCGCCCGCCACCAGCCTTTCCGGATCAAGAACAATTGCAGCGCCCCTCCTCGCGCTGGCCAGGGCGAGGCCCGATACACCGCTGCGCAACGACAGGCCGGTGATCTCCACCAGCGGTTCCAGGGCCTGCCGTGCGGTGCTGACAGCGCTCAGCACATAGCCGGTCACCAGGGGTGCCGCGGGCTCGGCCACCAGGTCAACGCCGTGCTCCCGCGCGACGGCGACCGCAAGCTCCGCACTGCTCATGCCGCCCAGCCGCCCCGTCAGCCAATGGCCGGAGCGGTGGTTTATCCCATCGGCCCAGATCTCCGTTTGCGCTGGAAAGGCGGGATAAGGCCGCGCGTCCCAGGTCCAGTGGTAAATGCGCTCCACATCCACCATCCCGGCCGGATTGTTAGCCGGATCGCGCCAGAAGCGCTGTTGCGCCCGCAGAGCCTGCCGCTGGATCAGCGCATCGGGCGCACCACTCGAGAAATAGGGGCGCCCGCTTTCCGCGCTCTTGCTATCGCCAAAGATGTTAGGTTGGTTGGCGCCCTTGTCGACTGCCGCGCAGCCCAGTTCGGTGAACCAGATCGGCTTGCTCCCCGGCACCCAGGCTGTCGGCGCCGCTGCACGCAGCCCGGCCGGACGGTCATGATGGAACTGGCTCCACCAATTGCGGATGTCCTTGTAGCGGTAGATCCAGGGCTCGCCATGAGCCCCGTCCGTAATCGGGGTCCGCACTTGCGCGAGGCGATCGGCGGCATTGGCATAAAACCAATCATAGCCCTCGCCCCCGGCGATATTGCCTGCCAGATAATCGAGCTCATACCCGCTCGCCCGTTGGACGGCATCGGCATGCCCGCTGCCGTCGCGCCAATCGGCCAGCGGCATGTAGTTGTCGATCCCAACGGCATCGATGGCGGGCGCAGCCCAGAGCGGATCGAGGTGAAAGAATTTCTCGCCATCCGGCTGATAGCCGCTGTACTCGCTCCAATCGGCCGCATAGGTCAGCTTCGTGTCGGAACCAACGACAGCGCGCACATCGCCCGCCAAGGCGGCGAGCGCCTCCACAAAGGGGAAGCTGTTGCCCGCGCCCCGCGCACTCGTCAGCCCGCGCAGTTCCGAGCCGATGATCAGTGCACCGACCCCGCCCGCCTGCGCCGCCAGCGCTGCATAGTGCAGCGCCATGGCGCGAAAGCCTGCCACAAAGCTTGCGATCTGCCCGGCCGCCGCGCTGGTTTGATCGGGCGAGCCCTCTTGCCCCGGCGCCGGGTGGCAGGTGATCCGCCCGCGCCAGGGATAGCTGGCCTGCTCACCGGCGCCATACGGGTCCGGCAGGCCATTGCCTGCGGGTACGTCCATCATGATCATGGGGTACAAGGTCACGGCAATGCCGCGCGCCTTGAGGTCGGCAATCGCCGCCAGCACCGATTGATCGGACGGCGTGCCCCCATAGGCGGGCCCACCATTGTGGGTCGACACCACCGGCACATCCGCCCGGCCCAGGCCCATCACGCTCCAGCTGGCGCCCGCCACCTGGCGTTCTGCTGCCTCGACGCGCGGGCCGATGGTGCAGTGGCCGCAGCGCAGATCATCTCCGAACCAGGCCACCACCAGCGCCACATGCTGGAGGTTGGGACACAGCGCGACCAGTTCATCGATCGAGCAGCTCCAGTCACTGACACCGGCGGATACATGCGTGTTCTCGCCGACGCTGCGGCCTCGTCCGGCCAGCCGCACGCGCGGGGCGGGGTCATAGCCGAACTCGGTTGCGCCGGGGATCACCGTCACCGCCCGTATGTCCGCTTCCAGATCCCCCACCACCCGGCACAGTTCCACCGAGAGCTGGGGGATCCGGTTACCAAAGCGCGACAGCGGCAATTGCTCGACCACCAAATAGCAGAGGCAGCGATAGGCAGGCGCAACGCCTTGCGTGGCCTCGATCAGCCCGTCGGGCAATTGCCCTTCGTCCCCGCGATAGAACCGGAGCGTCAATCCTTCTGTGTCGAGCAATTGCCCGTCGGCCCAGACCCGCCCCATATGGCTGACCGGCCCCTCGCAGAACGCCACGGCAAAGCTTGCGCCCACCTCGTCCTCGCCGCTCCCCATCGCCTTGGCGCCCGCGTCTTCGCTGCCCAGCAACTCCAGCTCGCGCGCCCAGATGATGTTGCCCGCGAGCCGGCTCCAGCCATAAAGGCGCGGAATGGCCCCGCCTTCGCTTGAGCCCTGCAGCCGGATGTCGTTGGCGGCCCGCTGCTCGCCGCCGCCAAACAGCGCATTGTCCACCGCACTGCCCGCCAGGGCCCCTAGCGCCCGCCCGATCGTCGCCCCGATCGGCCCGCCAACCAGCCCGCCGGCAAACTGCCCAGCCAACGAAAGTGCCAGAGTGGCCATCTAATATTCCTCGATTTTGGTTGGACAGCTCTTCCCCTTTCCCTTCATGGAAAAGGTGGGAACCGAAAACGCCCGTAAACGCGCGCTCGCCAGCCCTCGGTCAAATTCGCCTCGACGACGCCCAGGCGCTCCTGCGCATGGATGAACCGGTCCGCGCTGACCATGATCCCGCAGTGCTTGGGCTCCACCATCCGGTTCAACCGGAACAACACCACCTGCCCCGCCTCGACAGGTCCAGCCTTCGGCACGAGCAACCGCTCCGCCGCGTCGCGCAAAGCGGCAGCATTGAGCGGATCGCGCATGTCCGCGCGATAGGGCGGCATGGCTTCTGGCTCGGCGCCATAAAGCGCCCGCCACACGCCCCGTAACAAACCCAGGCAATCGCAGCCGGCCCCGGCCAGCGAGGCCTGGTGACGATAAGGCGTGCCCAGGAACCGCCGCGCGGCATCTATTGCCGCCTGGCTCACCGGACCACCGCCCGCCCATCGAGCACCGCCCCATTGCGCGGGTGCCGCAGCACATAGTCGCTGCCCGGGATATGGGGAAAACCGCGGAAATTGACCGCATTGCCGAACTTGCTCTGACAGGTCGCAAAGCGGCGGTCGCATCCTGCGGTAACAGTCAGCGTGTCTCCCACACTCACCCAATCCCCGACCTTCACGCCAAAGCCCAGCACATCAGCGACACCGATCCGTCCGTGGCTCAGCACGCCGTCCTTCAGCCCCATGCGCCGCCCGTCCGTCCAAACAGCGGCACCGCAAGCGAACCAGTTCGATTCAAACGCCTCCAGTCCCGCCACTCGGACGCGATACGGATCGTCAAATCCCGTGACAATTGCCGTGCCCTGCCAAGTTGCGTTTGCTACCTCGACACTGCAGCGCGTATCGCCTAACAGAGCGTCGCACAGCCCGGTGTAGACGCGGCCGCAGGTCTTGTTCAGCCCCTGCTGTGCCGAGCGCAGTTCCGCCCTGAACACGCCGTCTTCGCGCACGATCTCTCCCACCGTATGGGTGCGCAACAGCACGCGCTGGCTCACATCGGCCCAGTTGACCCGCCATGTTTCGACCTGCGCGCCGTCAAAGCGGCCAAGCAGGATATCGTCCTCCGCTATGGCCTCGGCATGCAGCACACCCAGCACTTCGCTGGTGTCCACTTGCGCGCCAAGCCGCGCGGGCACCTCGCTGCCGTCGAGCCCATGGGCGGGAACGAAGTCCGTCCCGCCGAAACTCAGCGTAGCGTCATGGTCGGTAAAGCCCAGCTTAAGCCCATCGCTGCGAACAATTCGCCAGCAGGAGGCTAGCGTCGTCTCCCCCTGCGCCACATGGGCCGCCAGCCCTGCGTCCAGCACTCTCATGGCACGATCTCCACCAGGGGAATGGACGGCGCCTCCGCCCCGTCGAAGCTGCTGAGCTCCACATCGAGCCGGTCCGTGTCGAAGCGAACCGGCACATCGAACAGGAACCCGGCCGATACGGAGAGGCCAGCACCGGGCGGTGCGGCAAAGCGCAGGAAACCGGCATCGACCTCCCAGCCGCTCACCATTGCCACGCCCGCTACCGCGACCTGCACGCTTCCAGGCACCGGCCACAGGATGGGGCGCAAATAGGGGTCGAAGCTCGCGCCGTACCGCTTGGTTAGCCCGAATTCGGTGCGTACGCCGTCGCCGGTCCCGACGACTTGGTCTAGCGCCGTCGGGACCAGTGCGCCGCTCGAGAAATCCAGAGCGTCCCGCCATAAAAACCCATGCAGACGCCCGCGCCGCTCCTCGAAGAAAGCCAGCACCGCGGCCATGTCTTGACGCGACTTGATGCCATAACCCGCGTTGTAGCGCCGTCGCGAATGGCGCCAGCGTCCATTGCGCTGCTCACCGCCCCCCGCCAGCGTTACGATGTCGGTCTTCCGCTCCGGCCCACCCCGCGCCCCCAGCGCAATATCGAGCGGAAACCGGACAGGATGAAATGCCATGGTTCTTGTTCCTGTAATTACGGAGCTGTCAGTCGGCGCCTCCCCCTTGTAGGGGGAGGATCAAGGTGGGGGTTGGTCAGCCATCGTTTCGGGGCCCGCGCACCCCCACCCAGCCTCCCCCTCAAGGGGGAGGTGCGGCGTTTGTGGCGCGATGCAGCTTCAACTCCCCCGCGTGCCCCGCCTCACTGCCCTCAGCAACATGGCCGATATCTCGGCCTCGCTCTGTTTGAAGCTGCGGGCGTCACTCGCCGTAACGTTAAACGTCACATGCACCGCTCCACCGCCGCCCGCCACGCCCAGGCGACCGTCGGCGCCCCGCTGCAGCGGCATGATCGCTTCCGCACCCGCCTCGCCCATGACTCCCAGGCCTTGTCCGAGCGGGAAATAGCTCGGGCTGGCGATCACCCCGCCCTTGGCAAAGGGCGTCACCCCAGCCAGGGCTGGATTGCCGGCCGTAAACAGATCGCCCACCAGTCCACCCAGCAGATCGCCAAAAGGCTTGATGGCTGCCTTGAGCGCAATGTCGGCAAAGGAGCGGGCGATATCGCCCAGCAGAGACTTGAACGAAGCGCCCTCCAGCAGGGCGCCGCGAAACGCAGTGCTGATCGAGCGGGCCACCCCGTCGGCCAAACTGCCGATCCGCTCCAGCTCAAGCGACACATCGCCCAGCTCGTCACGGAAGCTGTCGGGAAAGAACTCATCGGGCATCGGGGAAGCGCTCCATCATCTCTTCCAGCGCTGGCCGCCCCAGTGGTCCGGTGCGATCACCCATCACCGCGCCCCAGGCCGACGCCAGTTCGCGTGGGGTCATGGCCCAAAACTCACGTGGCGGCAGGCGCAGCACACCCAGGCCGAACCGCATTGCCGCGTCCCAGGGAAAGGCATTCATGCGGTTTCCCCGAATGTCGCCTTGAGCAGGCGCGCTGCAATGTCCGCCGCGCCCTTGAGCCCGCCCTCGATAGAGAGGCGTGCCAGATCATCGTCAGTGATGGAATTGCCGCCCCCGCGCAGTCCCGCCCCCAGGATCGCCGTCAGGTCCTGCGCCGAAACCCTGCCGCCGGAAAACCGTTCGGCCAGTCCCACCAGATCTCCCGCCTGCAAACGCTGCTCCAGCTCCGCCAGCGCCCCCAGCGTCAGGCACAGCGTCATTCTCTCGCCGCCGATCAGGGCGTCGATCTCTCCGCGTTGCGGAATGGCCATGTATATGCTCCCGATAAAACACACCCACAGCGTCATCCCCGCGACAACGGGGACCAATGTTGGGTGGCCTGTGATGAAACGGAGTTTCCCGCCTGCGCGGGAATGACTTCGTGGAGGAGGAGGCCTCCTTAAACCACCGTAAAAATCAGCTCCCCGGCGCTCTCCAGCGCCAGGTCGAACGTCACTTCCCCTGCATGGTCCGCCGCGAACTCCAGCGCCACGATCTGGAACAACCCCTGCACGGTCCCGAAATCGGGCAGGATCAGCTGCCAGTTCCGGATCGTCCCGGCAAAGAACAGCTGGCGCATCTGCGCGTCCGAGGCACTGTCCTTGAACACCCCGGCCCCGCTCACCGAAGCCCGCTTCACGCCACCGCCCTGCAGCAGTTCCCGCCAGCGCCCGGCGCTTTCCTGGTCCGTTGTATCCACACTCGCCGCATTGAACGCCAACTGCCGCGTCCGCAGCCCCGCCACCGTCAAGAAGCTCCCCGACCCGGTCTGGTCGAGCTTGAGCAACATGTCTTTCCCGCTCTGTGCGGCCATGTGTTTTGCCTCATTGTTGAATTCAATCTCGCCCTACGCACGATGTCATTCCGGCGCAGGCCGGAATCCATCCTGAGGTTTCCCGACGATCAGCGAAGCGAGTTCATGTCTGGATGCACCCTGGCCTTCGCGGGAGTGACAACAGCGCAGAGGCGATCACCCCTCACTGAAAAACCGCAGCGTCACCGCTGCCTTGCCCAGTCCCGTCTCGCCATCGATCACGCTATCGGTGCGCACATGCTCGGCATGCGTTACCCCGCTCAAGGCCAGCGCCACGGCCGCCACCCGTTCCGCCATGTCCAGCACCCGCCGGCGGCTGGGCTGGTCACCCCAGCAATGGATCAGCACCCGATGCTCCTGCACCGCTGCCATATCTCCATCGCGCTGGATCAAATCGTGCCGGGCGATCACCACATGAGGCGGTGCCCGGCCTCTGGGCGGGGCGTCGAACACCCCGTCCCCAACAATCTGCGTCAAGACGCCGTCGGCCCGTAGCGCTGTCACCAGCGCCTCCTGCACAACCATGATCGGGTGCATCGCCTACCCCGTCCAACTGGTTTGGCTGCAGGTGCAGCTGAGATACGCCCGGCGCCCGTTGAGGTCCGCTGCGCTCACCACATCCAGGTTCCGCCCACGATAAACGATGCGGTCACCCGGCGAGACATCATTGCGGAACCGCAGCACGACCGAATGGCTGACCGTCACGCTGCGTCCATCAGCAGTCACGCCCTCGCGCCCGCTCAGCGAACGCACCCGCGCCCAAAGGCTCGTCACCGGCACGAACAGCATGTCGTGCCCGCCCCCGCTCTCACCCGTCATCTCGCGCCGCTTGAGTTGCACCCGATCGGTCAGCGTGCCGATCGGCGGCACCTGGCCGTTCACAACCGCACCCGCTTGTGCGCCGCCACCAGCCGGTCGAACCCCGCGGGCACCACCGAACCGGACCCGGCCACGATCACCGCATCGCGATGTTCGAACCAATAGGCCACGAGCACCAGCAGTGCCTGGCGGATCGGCCGGCACATCCTCCGGCTCCGTCCCGAACCCCGCCACATAGTCGATCTCGATGCCGTGCCGCTCCCGCAGCACGGGCATGCCCGCAACATTAGGGGGCAGCACCAGCCGGTCCGGTTCCCGAAGGAACTGCGCCAGCGGCACGGCATGGCCCACGCCCTCGGCATCATACGCCATGATTGCGGCAATGCTGATGAAGGGCGTCAGCGGCAGCTTCACCTGCCCATTTTCCGGCCACTCGTCGAGCACCAGGCGCCAGCTCTGCGCCAGCAGCGCCCGCCCCGTCGTCCCCTCCACATGCAGCCGCGCTGCCCCGATGAGCGTGGCGATAAGCCCATCTTCAGCTCCATCATCCACCTTGAGAAACGCCTTCGCCTGGGCAAGCGAAACCGGCTCCTCCGCGGCCCCCGCGAGAAGATAAGAGATCATTTTTTCTGCCTTGTTGGTTGTAGCGGCGGGCTACCCCCACCTAGCCTCTCCCCGTGAGGGGGAGGCCAGGCGGGGGCGGGGCAACAAGCGCGGTGTCAGGAGGCCGCGAACTTGAGCAACTTAATCGCGTCATAATCCGCGATCCCGCCGCCCACCCTTTTGGTGGTGTAGAACAGCACATAGGGCTTGGATGAGAACGGATCACGCAAGACGCTCACGCCCTGCCGGTCGACGATCAGATAGCCCCGCCGGAAATCGCCAAACGCAATCGGGGTGGCGTTCGCCGCGATATTGGGCATGTCCTCGGCCTCGACGAGTTCGAACCCCATGAACCGTGCCTTGCCATCGGCGGTGGCCGCTGGCTGCCAGAGGTAGTTCCCATCCGCATCCTTGAGCTTGCGCAGCGTGCCCTGCACCTTGCGGTTCATCACCCAGGATGCGTTCTGCCGGTATCCGGCCTTGAGCGAATACACCAGGTCGATCAGCACATCGCTGGCATTGCTCGCCGGCAGCGCTCCGGACACCCCCGTCGGCACATAGCCCAGATTGCCCCAGCTCCAGCTGGTTTCAGCCACTGCCGTCGCGCTCAGGAAGCCCTTGGGCTTGTTCACGCCATCGCCACTGACGAAAGCCGTGGTTTCCTGCGCCGCAAAGGCTGCGTTCACTTCATCGGCGATCCACTGCCCCACATCCACCGCCGCGTCGTCCAGGAACGAGGCGGTCGCGGCCGGCATGGCATAGAGTTCCATGGTCGGATAGCTCAGCTCCGCCAAAGTCTGCGATGCCGTGGTCGGCCGCGCCGCCGTCTCACCGACCCAGCCCACGGCTGGCCCCGCAACCGAAATCGGCCGCTTGTAGACCGAGCCCGACACGCGCCGCACCCCGGCAATGGCGCGGATCGGCGACACGGCCGTCATCAGCCGGGTGATCTCGGTTTCGGTTTCGCTGGGCACCACATAGCCGCCATCAGCACCGACGCCAACCGATAAGGCCTTTTCCTCGCCGCGCTTCACATAACCGGTGAAGGCCTCCTTGTACTCGCCCTCGGCGCGCACGGCCTTGCCGTCCAGTTGCGGGCGGGCGCGCTCCAGCGTGGCGCGGTCCAGCGCTGCTTTTTGTCCGTCGAGCACGGCGTTGAGCCGATCGAGCTTGCCCTCGAGCAAGCCATCGGCAGAGCCGCGCTTTTCCAGCTCCCCGAGGCGCTGGTCGTTGGTTGCCTTGAACTCCTCGAAGGCTGTCGAGAACTCGGCGAAAAGCGCTGCAATATCGCTCCCCGCGCCGGCCTTGGTTTCAAGGCCGTCACTGTGGATGTCCATCTGATATGTCCTTTAGTTGCTGCGAAGTGTTCTGGTCGCGGCCGCAATGGCGGCGCCAGCCGATGCGGGAGACGCAGCGATCCGCGCCTCCTCCATCATGGGGAAGGTCACGATCGAGATCTCGAACAGTTCGATCTGCCAGAGCTTGCGCGTACCGCCCTCGCGCGTTGCCTTGACGGTGCGAAAGCCAATGGACAAACCATCGAGCGCCCCGTTCTCGATCAGCCGCTTGAGCCCGTCGGCGCGTTCCACCCCGGCCACCAGCCGGCCCGAAACATGCAAGCCATGCTCGTCCTCGCCGATGGTTTCCCAGGTGCCGACCGGCTCCTTGGGGTCGTGCTGGAACAACAGCCGCACCCGGCCCCGTCGCCTCGCCAGGCTGCGTCGGAATGCGCCGGGCATCACCATGTCGCCTCCGGCGTCGACCTGGTTGAACACGCTGGCATAGCCGGAAAAGCGTCCATCGGCGTCGATGGCAATGGCCCCCAT